GCCGCCGGGGCGCCCTGCCTGTGTCCAGCGCAGTTCGGGGTCAGCGGTCAGGTTACCGATGACAGTGATGATCGTGTCTCCGGCCATTACTTGCTCTCTTTCTTCTCAGTGTCCACATACACGCGGACGCAGACCTCATACATCGGGACGTTCAAGTGCTTCCCCGCCAGGTGCTCCGCGATGACGGTGTGCGGGCCGTCGAGGAACCGATCCGAGTCGTCAGGCAGGAGCCCGGCGTCGATCAGTCCATCCATGAGGGCCTTCACCGTCGGAGCGAGGTTGCTGCGGTCACGCCGGCGCCTGTCCGGATACGCGAACTCCATCTCCACTCGAGCGTGCGTCAGTCCGAGGCGCGCGACGCCTTCACCCTCACGGCCAAGCAGGTAGCCCCACTGGCGGAGCTGCTTCGTGAGCCGCGAGCGCGCGGCCCAGTGCATCTTGTCGTTGGCGGTGATTAGCTTGCTGCGAATCAGTGGCAGGACTCGCGATTCCCACACCAGCTGCGAGCTCATCCCAGATCCTCCTCTGTGAGCTGTTCGCCCGGCATCGTGTACCAGGCTGTGAAGTCCTCCGGGATGCGGTTCGACAGACGCATACTGCCCGGGCGTGCGACGATCATGTCCCCCTCAAGCGCCCAGATCGTATAGGTGTGTTCGACGAGCATCACCCGCCCGTCCGGCGTGAAGCCGCAACGCTTGCGCGCGCGGCGGGCGATCGTCTCCGCGTTCTCACGAGTCAGCCGGACCGCGCGGACGAGCGCGCGCTCCTGAAACTCCTCGACACCGGGAATGTCCTTCAGCGGGTCGATGCCGGTCATACTGCCTCCTTAATGGCGATCCTGGTGAGCTGGTAGATAGCGGCTGCGCCCTGCTGCGGGACGACGCCGTTCCCGAGGAGTCGGAGCTGCTGCTCGCGCGTCAGCCCGAGATCCTCGCCGGTCACATTCCCTTCGTCCAGGCCCATGAGCCACTCGACGAAACGAGTTGAGAGCCGCGCTCGCCCCCCCTCGCGCGTCGGTGGGACAGTCGGCGCCGGAGCTGGACGTCCTAGCACCTGCTCCCAGCGGGCGATCGCGGGCGCGTACATCCCGAAGTCGGTGTACTCGATCCGTGTCGCGAGCTTCGTTGCTTTCTCAGGCGGTCGTCCGCTTGTTCGAGGGAGGCCCATAATCGCATCCGACGCAGACGGGGTCGGCAAGAGCTCGCGAGCTATCTCGTGTAGGTTCGCTCCGTATCCAGTCGAGGTCGCCGTCGCGTTCGTTGCCTGCGGTGTCGGTAGGAGACCTCCCGTTGCCAGCAGGCCGTTCTCGACGAGGATCGCTAGGTCGGTGATGCGCTCCCTGCCTGGCTTCTTGCGGAGGTGTGCCTCTGGCGAGTTGCCCGAGGGCTGCGCGACCGGCGTCGGTAGCATCTGCACTGCCTGGGACAGGCTCATGCCCGTCCCGTCCTGATGACGGCCGGCCTTGTGGTCCGACGCAGTCGGCGTCGGGATCAGGGCACCAGGTGCTCGATCTGGTCCGCGAGACTCACAGAGTGCCCGCCCTCCCTGCGCTTCTTTGGAGGCTGCGAGCCCCCGCAGCTGCCAAGGTTCGCCTGCGGGGTGGCTAGTAACGAAAAGTCGCTCTCGCTGATGAGGGGCGCCAACGTCGGAAGCTCTGACAACACACCATTGCGAGTCATACCCGAGGCCGGCCAGATCTCCGACCACACGGCCTGCTGCCCTGAGAGCAGGTCCATCTGCTCTGTCTCCCAGCAGTCCCTGCTCTGATTCCACCAGACTGAACGCTCCACTCGTCAAACTCCCTCGCACGTTTTCCCACACGACCAGACGCGGACGCAGCGTCTTAATTGCCGTGAACATTGACTCCCACAGGCCCGATCTCGTCCCCGAGGCCATGCCCGCACGGCGACCAGCGAGGCTCAGATCCTGACAGGGAGAGCCACCGCAGATGACGTCGACCGGCTCAACTTCCGACCAATCAACCTGCGTGATGTCGCCCAGGTTCGGGATACCCGGCCAGCGCACCTCAGCAAGCCTGCACGGCCCGGGTTCGACGTCGCTCGTCCATGCGACGCGCGCATCCGGATCAAGCGCCATGCGGACCGCCATATCCAGACCGCCATAGCCCGTGAAGAGACTCCCGATAGTCGTCATTCTCGGTCCCACATCCTGTAATAGCGGTTCTTGAACTCATCCTCACCGCGTGGGTTCGCGATCTCCAAGAGCACATCTGCATGGCAAGGCTGATCGAGCTTGCACCAGCAAGCCAGGTCCAAGCCCCACAAATTCCGGGCTGCGCACGACGCTACGAACCGACCTTCTCGCGTCTGCTCGATCCACTCGCGATACCGAGCGACAGCCTCATCCGCCGACGCGACAACAAGCTCGCCGCCCTCTTCAAGCTCACGCGCCGACCGGGCGACTCGGTAAGGGTTCCCGTACAGGCTCCCCCTGCCCACGTACTTCGTGTGCGCGGGCATACGCCATCCGCGAGCGCGGCGGCGCTGAATCCTGATCGGGAGCCTCATCGCTGCTCCTCAGCCCAGACGCCGACCTCCACGAGCTCAGCCGGCGTGTAGCCGCGCTCGCGGGTGAAGTCGATGACGGTTTTTGCGCAGGCTTTGTGTGTGAATGCTTCAACTGCGGTAGCCTCGTTTTCGGCGTCGATTGTGACGCGGACGTTCGCGCCTTTCGGCGCGAGCTGTGTGCGGCAGACGGGGCAGCGGCGGTAGGCGTGGACGGTGCGCACGGGCTTGATCTCGATCACTTGTCGTCTCCCTCAACATCTGTCAGGTCGTAGATGTGGACCCCGCACGCGGGGCAGCGTCGCAGTGTGTGCGGCGGGCACGGCTCCTCGACGGCGTCGTCAGGCTTTGAGACCTTGCCCGTGACCTTGACGAGTCGGAGCGCGTGCTGGACCGAGGGAGAGGGGCCGGAGCGGATGACGAGTCCGCGGCGCTCGGCATCCTCGACGAAAGCTGCGCAGGCCGTTGCGATGATGTGCGGCATGGGGAGATGCTGGTCCGTAATCTCCCACTCAATGCTCAGGAGTCCGGCGCCGCTCATTCTCCGGCCTCCTCGGTTGTGATCGCTGCGCCCTGCGCGATGTTGACGAGCTTGTCGACGGGATCGCAGACCAGGAGCCGAATTTCGAGCGCCTCAGCGTCGTTGCCGGCATATCGGTCGGCGACCGTGACGGCGGCGTCTGCGAGCTCGGCAGCGGCGACGGTGATCGCTTTCTGCAGCTCCTCGATACGGTCGAGGAGATACGCCATATCCACGGCGGCGTTCTGGTCGAAGGCAGTGACAGCGTCGCTGTAGGCCTTGGCGACGGCGGCGCGGTCTGCGCCTGCATAGCTGCGGCCCGCGAACGCGACTGCGTTCAAGCGGTCCTTGATCTCGTTGATGGTGGTCATTGATGGTCCTTCTCTAGGGGGTCTTGCCCTGCACTCGCTGGTGCGGGCTTCGTGCCCGCCCGGGACTTGCACCCGGGAGTCTGCTTGTCGGGCTGCGCGGGCTTTAGCCTGTCCCGCCTTGTTTTTCTGGGTGGCGGGTGGCCTCCCCGTTGGCCGCGCTCATCGGGGAGTGTGCTCACTCGTCGATGTAGTCGCCCTCACCGACGTTGAGGCGCTCAGCTGCTTCCTGCAGCTTGTCGACGATCTCGATATACAGGTCGCGCTTCTTGTCGATCGCTTCGCGAGCGAGGCGGCGGGCGTTGAGGTCGTTGATCTGCTTCGTGACCTCAAGATCCTCATCAGCGGCGAGAACTGTCTCCTGCGCGTCGTCTCGCAGAGCCTGCACCTGAGCAGTGTCGAGATAGACCGCGATGTACCGACTCATCACTTTCCCTCCTCCGTCGCGGTACCGGCTTCATCCGCCGCAGCGGCAGCTGCTCCCGCGAGTGCGCTGCTCCTGACGAGCGTCATTGTGCTTTCCACCCCTCGGTTCTTCTTCGCGTCCATGATCGCGAATGACAGGGCCTGCCCGACATTGATGTAAGCGTCTGCGAGCGCACGAGAGTCTTTGTTGGTGGTTCCGCCTATCTCTGCGGTCTTGTCTGCGAGCAGCGCGTCGAGCGCTAGGCGGACGGCAGTCTCGGCGAGCAGTACTGATGCAATCGCCGCGTCGGTCTCGTTCAGCTTGACGGTGATCTTGTTCTCGAACCTCACAGCTCCTTCTCCTTCTTGTTCGTGGGGCCTTCCAGGAGGCGGAGGAGGAGCAGGCCAGCGCCTGCGCCGCCCAGGATCGCTCCGACCATCAGAAGCAGGCCGTTAGCGGTCGCGCCGGTCTTGGCGAGGCGTTCCTGCGGGGCCGGAGCAGTAGCCGGCACGGCCTCATGCTTCGACGCGGGCTTCACCGTGTCCGGCGTCGGATCGGTCGTAGGAGTAGGCGTGGGAGTCGGCGCAGACTGCGGCTCATCCGAGGGAGTCGGAACCGGGACCGGGGTCGGCTTCGGCGACGGCTTCGGGAGAGGAGAGGGGACCGGCGCAGGCGTCGGCATGCTCGGGTCAGGCGTGGGGACCGGGGTCGGCTTCGGCTTGGTCTTACCGTCGCCGTCGGTACCGCCCGAGGCCTTAATCGTCGCGGTCGCCTCAAGGCTTGTGCCATTGATCGTCGCGCGGTTGGTGTAGGTGTTCTGACCCTCGACGTGAGGGGTCGCCGCAGGATAGACGACGCAGACCAGCGAGCCGGCGGGCGGCGTGAACGTCAGCACGTGCGCGGACTCGTCGAGCGTGCCGTCGGTCCAGGTCGTAGTCGCTGGATCCCAGGTCGGACCGGACGCACACTTCACGGCCTTCGGCAGCTTGTTGGTCTCGTCCGTCAGCGTGTAGGTCTTGCCTGCCTCGACGGCCCACTTGATGCCCCAGCTGATCGCCTTATCGGCGTTGGTCCACCCGAATTTAATCGTTTCGGGCGCCGCGTACTCGAAGTGCGCGGGCGACGCACAGTCGTTCGAGCAGGTGCCTGATCCCTCACGGTCGCCCCAGACGAGCGTTCGAGTCACCTCGCCGTTGACGACGATCTGCGTGTCCTCGGTGCCGACGGCGGCGTCCGAGAGACGCGCGCGAGCGTGGAAGTTGCCGGAGACGTCGGTCTTGTCCTTGTAGGAAGCGGGAACCTCGGTGACTGTGCAGGTGAGCGTCGCCTCGTTCGCTTCGCAGTCGCCGATCTTGGTCCCGTCATCGAGGACGAACGGGAAGCTCGCCAGCCACTTGAAGCCGCCGTCCTTGCTGGCGACTGTGAAGTGCTGACCTGCTGCGAGCTTTGGTGTGGACCAGTTGCCCTCGACGGTCACCTCGGACGAGGTCTGGCGGGAGGACGAGGTTGCCTTCGTGACCTGCGCGGTCATGGCCGGCGCGCCCTCGTCGGCGGCGTATGCGGCGCCGTAGGGCAGCGCTAGGGCTGCGAGAGTGAGTGCAGCTCCAGCTGCCCAGAACTTCTTGGTCATCGGTCTGTCTCCTTGTTGGTTTTGCGGATTGACGGGTAGTAGGTGAGTCCGCGCGTCGCGCGGCGCTGGGAGTCGTGAGCTTCGGTTGGGAAAGCAAGTGCTCGCTTCCTTGCCTGCCGCACGATCTCTCGTGCGGCCTTGTCGTGGCATGGGCGGTCGTCAGGCACTTCGAGTCGGAGTTGCTGAGGCGTCGGCATCAGGCTCGCGCCTCCACGCTCGGCTCATCGAGCCTGAGCACTTCGAGGGTCACGTGGATCTGCTGACGGTCGAGATCGACCGCGATCTTTGGCGTGTCGAGGGCGAAGCAGTTATTCAGCTCTGCCTCGATGATTACGTCTTGCGTCGCCAGGCAGATCAGATGAGGCAGCGGTGCCTCTCCGTCGACGTCGTAGTAATCGAAGCTGACGTGACGCTCAAGCAGCGTCGTGCCCTTCGCCCTGGCCTTCGACGCGGAGCGCTGCATTCTGGCTGCGATCTCCTCGATGGAGGCCGCACGCGACGCGCCTCGCACTGCGATCCAGGTGAGCAGGCCGCAGCCGATGAAGAGGAGGACAACGACCAGGAAGATGACAGAGACGTTCACAGTCGCCCTGCCTTCCAGTCCGCGCGGATCAGGACCACCGCGAGCGCGAGGAGGCCGAGGGCAGGCCAGAAGGTCCACTCGGGGAGTCCGCCGGGGTTGTCGAGGCCTCGCATCGCGAAACCGAGGGTGAGGGCGGCGGCGAGTGACGCGCCTCCGATGAGGGTCCGCCAAGGCCGCAGGTGGCGGCGGCGTGTGGTACTCTGATTCATGGAATCTTCCTTCTCTAGGGGGTCTGCTCGGCCCCCCGCCCCGCCCCCCCCCGCG